AGAAGATAATTCTAAAATGGGTTGGATGGATAAATTAGAACTAGAAAAAGAAAGGTCAAACCCCATAGGGAGTAAATAACACTTAAAGGAATGTTAATATGTGTTTGTAGAATCGAAAAATTGAAAATTAGGGGGATAAGATAATGGTAGAAGAAAAAAGAAGATTTAGTATATCAAATTTATTTAGGCAAACCACGCCAAAACCTGCTGACCGTAAGGTGTTTAACCCCGGTATTCAAGAAAAAGATAATTCATATATGTTAACTGCCCCTGTCATTTATCATATAGCACATCAATCTATTATCGTTAGAACCTGTGTTACACAATTAAAAAATGAAATATTTAGGCGTGGATATACTTGGGAAGAAAAATTCGTACTAAAATGTGATGACTGTTCTAAGGAACATAAGACACCTGCTTCGCAATGTGTTGAATGTGGTTCAACTAATTTATCTAAACCTGACCCTAACCAATTGAAATATGCTTCATCTTTTATGGAAGGGTATGTGAATAAATCTGAGCAATTATTTATTGATGTCCTTAAAGAATTAGAGGATGATTTGAATATAATGGATGATGCCTATTTAGTTATGGTCAAAGAATACTTTTTAGATAATGATTCAGAAGTTATGATGCACCGCATAAAAGAAATCTACAGAGGCGACCCTGTTGGTATGCACATCTACGCAGATGAAATGGGGGAAAGAGGTAACAAAGGATTTACTTGTTTAAGGCATAGAGATTTTGTAGTGGAAGACCCAATAGGAACTTGTGAACAATGTGGAGGTTCTGAATTATATCCTGTTCATTATGTTAATAGAGTCAATGGAGAAGAACAGTATTTCTTAGAGGGTGAAGTATTACACTTTAGTAAATATACTCCAAGTAGATTATATGGATTATCCCCAATGATTACTTTATGGAATAGCGTTACAACTCTTATTGCCATGGATAATTATATTAATTCATCATACACTAAGGCAAGAATGCCTAGAGGATTACTTGCTGTACAGACTAGAAATATAGAATCTATGAAATCTTTTTGGAAAGGTGTAAAAGAAAAGATGGAACAAGACCCACATTTTATACCTGTAATGGGTATTGAATCAGAAGGTGGTAAAGGTTCTATTGAATGGATTAAGTTTATGGATAGTCTAAAAGAAATGGATTATGTTTCAGTCAAAGATGATTTGAGAGATAGAGTATCGGGGTTCTATGGAGTAAGTAAAATATTTATGGCCGATAATTCTTCTAGTGGAGGATTAAATAATGAAGGTATGCAAATCCTTGTTACTAATAGAGCAGTAGAAATGGCTCAGACAATTTGGAATAATTATGTATTTCCTTTTGTAACTAAAGAGTTTGGTATTTCTGATTGGGTATTAAAATTACCACCTTCTGAAGAAGAAGATGAGATTGCAGTATTGCGTAAGAGAGAGATTGAAGTTAATATTGCCGCATCTATTAAAAATTTAGGCTTTGAAATTGATATGGATGATGAAGGTAGATTTTCTTATACTAAGCCTGAACCTAAGCCTGAACCTGAAACTAAAGAACAAGAAGGAGATGTAGAACTTGACCCCTATGCCGGTACAGATATTGATGCAAGTCAATTGGGACAGATGCAAGAAGAGATGATGAATCAAGGTAAGAAGCAAGACAACCCTGCTACAACTAGAAATAAACCTAGTATGGATAGTGGGCCGGATAAAAGATTTAGTGGTTTACCTGAAGCGGCTGGTAATCAAAATGTTGATAAAAGAACCGAGAGAAGGGTAGGTTAATGCTAGGTGTTCTTATTCTAGCATTTAAAAATAAAGGTGATTAAATGAGTGAAAAAACAGTAAGAGAATTAGAAAGAGACTTAGCGGCGGCAAGAGAAAAAGTGTATAATGCTCGTAGAGTAGAAACGAATAGAGACTTAGATGCAGTAGGTATTGATATATCTAGAACAGTAGAGAAAAAAATTCCTAATAGTAATGATATTCCTGATGTAATATTAATGCCTAAGAAAAAAAGAAATACAGAAAATAAGTGGTAAGTTTGTCTATATTATTGAAAGCAGATATTCGCGGGCATAAAGAGCCTGACGCTAAGACTGCTTTTGTATTAGACCAAATTAAAAAAACCTTTTCTGATAAAGTAAAAGACTTGTTGTCTAGTAAAGTTCCTGATAATTTTGTTAGTAACTTGGAAAATGTAGTTAGAGTTACTGATGGTAATTGGAAGGATAGGCTTCGTGAATCTTTATCCGATGAATTGCTGACTGCTTCAGGAGGATATAATAGATTAGGTTCACAAAATTTTAAAGATTCAGGAGAACCTGTAAGAGAACCTAAAGTAGATATGAGTAAAATATTTGTAGCCATTACAGCACATCGTAAAGTATTTGAGCAATTCTTAAAATTTAAAGAAGACAATGCCGCTATAATATTAATATCAGGTATGGAAGATGCTATGCGTTCTACTGATAATCAAACTCAATTAGATAAGTTTGAAGAAAATTTAGAAGAAAATTCAGATGATAAAGCCATTTATGATGCTTTCAAAGTAGATGAGAATATATTTAATAAATTGGAAACTGCAATAGATACATTGGATAAATTAGAAAACCAATTGTCTAGGAAAAAAAGAAGTCCTCGTAAAGAATATTCTTTCTTAACTACTCTAACAAATCTGCTAAGTAAGTATGGCAAAGATTCTAGAATAGAAAATTATCGTGGAGAATTAAGGACATTGCAAAGTGAGTCTAAATTATTTACACAAAAAACTATATTTAAATTCTTAGATAAATATGAAAAAGGTACACATCCTGATAGACTATTAGAAGTATTAAACAATGAGTATTCCGATAAAAAAGGTATAGATTTACTTAAGGAAATTTTTACTAAGCGTGGTTTTAAACTAGAAGAGATAAAGGTTGGAAACTTAAACAAATTAAAAGAGTTTATTAATTTAGATTATAGAAAGGTGGCAACAGCAATTAAGCAAGCAATGAACCCTGATGCTACTAAATCTCAATTAAAAGTATTTACTGAAATGAGTGAATCTAAAATTATTGATTACGCTGATATTATAGAACTAAGGCTTGGAGACTTATTAGATGATAAAGAGACTAAAGAAACTTATTATTTGACTGAACCTGACCCTATGTTTGATGAAGAAGGTTTACCTAAAGATGTTAATATAGGTGTAGCCGATATACAGGATGAAGATTATAAGATAGAATTAAAAAGAACTACTGAATTATATTCATTTATGTATTATTTAGGAGTATTAAGGGAAATCTCTTTAGATAAGGCATTCCTACGCAATGATGTACATACTGTTAAAGTTGAATCTTTGCCGGAAAAATTTGCTATATTAAGAGAAGTCATGGGGGATTTAGAATGAGTTGGGAAGATGTATTAAAATTTGATGAAGACGCAGAGTTTGATAAATTTAAAGTAAAAAGGGCAGGAAACAAAAAAGGAACACCAAAATCTCCATCTGTTGATATACCAAAAAGAAAGGCAAGAGACAGGCAGACTTTAGAAAAGATAGCAAAGGAATTAGATAAAGCCGTTGAAATGCACACATCTCAAGCAAAAAGAATTAGAGAAATCATAGGTGATTAATATGAGTTGGCAATATACACTTCAAAAAACAGATAGTGGGTTGCTAGCAAAACTAGAGCCTAAAGAGAAAAAAAGATTGAAAAAATTGCTACAATCTACCCAACCTTCTGAATACTTTGGTCAAGATTTAACTAAACTATCTAGTTTAATAGATGAATTTAAAAAAGTAGATTTGATTAAAAGTGATAAAAAAATGTCTAAAAAATTAAAAGGGTTTGATGAAAAGAACTTAAGTATAGTTGCGTCTGCCGCAGAGTTGAGGAAGGACTATGAAACTTTGTATAATCAATTGCGAAGTTTAGTCTATCCTAGTAAAAAGGGGGATTTAAAATGAGTGAAAACCAAAGTAATGAAATGCTAATGCTTATGAAAGAATTAGTTGATAAAGTGAAAGCCCTAGAACAGACTGTATATAACAAAGATAATATGTTAATGAAATCAGGATTTGTAGTATCTTCTACTCCTAGACCTGCTATTATTAACAATGCTACTCCTTCAAGTGAAACAATTGCCAAAATGGATTGGGATGATATTCACAAGATTGTAGAAAGAATACAGGGGTGAAATGTATGCCGGAAAAAGTAACAAAGGAAGAGAAAATAATTGAATTAGCAATATTGAAAGCAAAAGAAGTTTTGGCTGAATTTAGTGACGGAACTACTGTTGCTAATGACCAAGATGTTATGGGTGAAGAAGTAAAATTAAAATCTCCTAAGAAAAATCCTGCTGAGGAAAAGATACCAAATCCTATCGGTGAAGAAGGATATGGTTACGTCGGTAAATCAGTAATGAAAGATTTCTTATCTGATGAAAGGGATAGAGATAAACAAAGAAAGATTAGAGAGTTACAGCGAGATTTAGTTGATGTTAATACTGAACTAGAAGAATTAGAAATAACAGGTTCAGATAAAAATTCTGCGGGATTTGATGCAAGTCAAGGTAGAAAGCAGAAAAAATTGTTAGAAGATGAGCAAAAATTAACACAACAGATTGGTGATTTGCATGATTCTTTAGGTAAAGCAATTATGTTAAAGAGACTATTGAAGGCGGCTCAAGGTTTAGATTTGGTCATGAATATAGAAATGGATAGTATCACTAAATCAAAAATGGATGATATTAGAATTCAGTTCGTAGAGGCACTAGAAAGATTTACACGAAGCCCTATGAAAGAGGAAGATAAGAGAAGATACCTAAAAGAGTACACTGAATTAACTGATATTGTAGATAGAATGGGATTAAAAGGTGAGACTGAAATGGATGCTGAACATGGTGGTCGTGCTAAAATGCAAAGAACATACGGATTCAATCTACATGAATAGATTAGGCATTGTGATAAAGTGTCAATCTCAGGATTAGTGTTTGAAAAGAAAAAAGATGCACTTACTAAACGTGTATTAGATTTCTTTGAGCGTACACGCTTTTCCTATCTATCTGCTTTAGAAGACCCTAAAGAATATGGTAAGAAGTGGAAGAAAACTGTAAAATCTATTAGAACACAATTTGATTCATTAGATGGATTTACTAGACTATTAAAAAAATATGTAGATGAAAAGGATTTATTTGATGATAGTGCAGAAGACCCAACATCTATACAAGCAAAGAAATTATATGAAGCGGTTAAATCTTTAAGATTTGAGTCAAAAGAAATAAGTGACCCCTTTGCAGAACAATTGGGTGACAATGTAATAAGTACATTACTATCTAATAATAGTGTATTTGCTTCATTTATTCATTATGCACTGAGAGGTCATAGTATTCCATTACCTGCTTCGGCTTGGGAAAAACATGGGCTTACCCCTGATGAAATTACTCAAGGTGCTATGGGATTAGATTTAGAATCTAAAGATATACCATTATATATTACTGAACATTATGGTGAAAATAAAGATACTAAAAGAATTAAAACTAAATTCAAAGGTATGATGTCATTATTAGAAAAAGTATTCTTAGAAGAATACACAAATGTACAGTGGAAAGCATTAGTAGATATTAATATTACAAAATCAGACGATACTAAATCAGACGAAGAGAAAGCAGATATTAATTTTATAATACCAAATAAACCAATGTATAGAATTTTTGAATTAAATGATATGGAACAGTTAAAAGGGTTTAGTGGAGAATATGTTGTTCAAGAGAAATATGATGGTATGCGTGTACAGTTACATAAGATAGATGGTAAGGTAAAAATATTCTCATATAACCAAAAAGATATTACAGATAAATGTAAAGAACAAGTTGAGCAATTAAATAAAAAACACTTTGGTGATTGTATATTAGATGGAGAACTAATGCTATTTGATGGTGATAAACCATTACATAGAGCATCAGTAATTAACTATATTTTCAAAAAACCTGTTGATGGATTAATGTTAAAACTTCATGTGTTTGATATTATGCGACATGAAGAAAGAGATTTAATGGATGAGCCTTTGAGAGAAAGAATTAATATTTTAATGTATCAATACTCACAACATTCCTCAGAAAATTTAGCATTCCCGTCTAAAAAAGATACTAGAATAGCAGATTCTATTAAAGAAGTAGGTAGTTATTCAGAAACAATAATGCAACTACCTGCATCCGAAGGTGTAGTCATTAAAGATATAGAATCTACATACCAATTAGGTAGCAGAAAAAATCCTAAGTGGGTTAAGTGGAAAAAGTTTGTTGATTTAGATGTAGTAGTTTTAGATTCTAAGAAAACTAAAAGCGACTTATATTCTTACACAATTGGTATTGGCCCTATTACCGCAGAACAAGCAAGAAAATATAAGACAATAGAATTAGAAGAAAAAGCATACCTCCCTGTTGGTAAAGCATTGAATACTAAACAGTCTGTTGAGGTTGGAGATATTATTAGAGTAAAGGTTGATGAAGTAAAGAAAACTAAAGAAGGATTTAGTTTGTATTCTGCTAAAGTAATAGAAATACCGGAGGTAACTGAATCAGATAAATTAGCAACTTTAGAATTATTATCTGATAAAACTAAGAAATCTATTTGGGAGGATTTAGATAAGCCATTCAAATATAGATTAAAAGGTGTCAAAAAAATGTATATTACTGATGATATACACGGTGAAGCAGAAATATTATTGAAATCTAATTTAGAAGGATTCACTATTATGGGTTTCAATGGAGATAATTTAATGGAGAAAAAAGCATTATATGATATTGATGTTTGGAAAACTGATTTAGAAGAAGCGTTGAAAAGCGTTCGTTCTGAATTAAGATTGGCTATTAAAAATAAATTATTAGATTGGGATGAGCCTGTTAGTTTTGAAACCATAGTAGAATATGTAATAGAAAATCATTCAGACGCATTTGAAAGTGCCGCATTTGGTTCAAATTTAAAGAAGTTAAAAAAATGGTTAACTAAACAAGAAGATATTGTGTATAATACTTCTGAAGATAATTTTACTGCCAATAATGATATGATTGAAAAACAACCAAAGAGTAATCCTAAAAATGCACAATATACTATTCAAAGAAGAGAAGATGATAATTTAGATTTTATTATTGAGGCAGGAGATAAAACTATGGCTTGGTTATTTGATATAGACACTACTTCTGATATATACAACTTATTTGGTAAGTCTGGTAAATTCCCTGCTAAAATAGTTACTTCAGGTATTAAGCAAGGTAAAGTTGTAGATACCGGTAAATTAATATTAGGCGTACAAAAGAATGGTTATCATGAATATAAATTAGAAGGAGAAAGATTTGATACTAGATTACATCTTAGGGTTGTACCTTTAGATGGTAAAAAGACTTGGGTAACTTGGACAGGTAAAGAACAAAGGATGTTAGATAGTAAAGAAGACGAAGGTGTATGGGATATTACGCTAGACAGGTATAATAAATTAGACTTACCTGAAAACAAATCCGCTTAGTTAATATAGTCGTTGTTAAAATTGAGTTTTAATGTTGGAGCAACCGATGCGTCTTGTTAAGCAAGAAGTAAAGGGATTTAGTATTTTAAAGTCTGATGATTTAATCATCGGTGGATATGCTTCAATAGAGATGGTAGACAAACAAAATGACTTAATCACCCTTAAAGCATTAGAAGATGCTGTTAAAGGGTTCATGGAAAATAAGAAGTTTAGAAATGTAATGTCTAATCATTCTAATGTTCAAGTAGGTGAAGTAATTGATTCTTATAGAGATAAAAATGGTTCTGTTCATAAAACTCATGTAGACGATGTTGGATTTTATGTTGTCATTAAATTAAGAGATGATATTGAAAAAGCAAAAGAAATATCAAGAAGTATTAGAAAAGGAACATTACGTTCTTTTAGCATAGGAGGACAAGCCATCAGTAAAAGAAGCCGTAAATCAGATGATTTCGGTGATTACAATGAAATAGATGGTCTTGAGTTACACGAAGTCACAATTTGCGAAAAGGGAATTAACCCTGAAGCAAAATTTGATATATTAAAGGAAGAAAAAGGTGAAAAAAATATGACTGAAAAGTTAGAAAAAGCCCTTGAGGAGTTAAATGACTTGATGAAACAAGTTAATTCTCTTAATAAGGAAGAACAAACGATGGAAGCCCCAATGGAAGAAGACATGGAGTACATGGCTACGGAAGATGGGAAAGAAGAGATGGAACTTTCTCTTGATGACGATGAAGCAAAAGCATTGGATGACCAAGATTTAGAACACATAGAAGCAGGTGAAGAAGTAGTAACCAATGGTAATCCTACTGCAACTCCTGCACCTCTAAAAGTGTCTAAAGAATGGGACTCTTCTGATTTTAAATCATTAGACCTATCTGCTGAAAATGTAGAAAAGGCATATGAGCAGTTTAAATCTGAGCAACTAGAAAAGATTGCTTATGAAAACCTATCTAAGCATTTTGAATCAAGATTTACTACAGAACAATCTGTAAGAAAATCTGCTGTTGATAAAGCAGAATATGATGCACGTACAGAAGTAGCGGCTCTAAAAGAAGAGTTTGCTGTTCTACGCAAATCATTAACTGCTAAAGATACAGAGATAGCAAAGGCAAAAGAAGTTTCGTTTGGATTACCTGAAGGGTTTCCAACATCATCAGAGGATTTATCTTCTATGAGTTGGGGAGACATTCATAATCTAGCGAGGAAGTTTTAGGAGTGATATAAAATGAGTGGATATACAAACACAATAAGAGATTTAGAAGCCGCAACCTATGGATTAACCGGCCCTGCCGGTAATGCTCTATTAAAGAGTTCAGGAGTTGTTGGTGGATTTGGAACGCCCCATGATGCCGCATCAAACCCGTTTAGTGCCGCAAGTGGATTGGGAGATTTATACAATGTTCTTTACGGACAGAAAGTATGGTCAATGTTGAATCAAGAGGTTAACCCTCTTTCAATTCTAGCAAAAAGACCTTACACATCATCAGGATGGAGAGTTCTAAAGAGCCGACCTACCGGTGGTAGTGGTTCTGCGTTTGGAACAGGTACAACTGCTGTTGCCGCAAATACTGCTGATTTATCAACTCCTAGAGTTGACCAAATTGGTGGAGTAGAAGAGAATGCGGCTTTAGATGGTGCTAATGGTTTTAGACCACTTTCACCTGAATATGCTAAATTATATGTAAGCCCTAAGACTGTTGCTCATTTGTTTGAGTTCTCAGAACTTGGTATGGAACTTGCCGCTATTGATGACGGAGTAGGAGATATACGTTCTATTATCCGTGAAGATATGGGTAAGCATCATGCAGAAACACAAAGTAAAATGCTAGTAATGCCGTATGAAGCGTATGACGATGGTACAGCAACTAACATTGATAGAAACTACACATCTTTACTAAAGATAGTTTCTTCTGCGGGTGAAATCGCGGCTATGTACAATGCTAACTTACTAACTACTGGTGCTAACAACGGAGATAACTCTGTTGTTGTTGCTGATGTAGCAAATATTTTTGGAACATCAAGAGCAACTAGTATATCATCTAACGTTGCAACAGGTACTGCTTCATTCTTAGATGCAGAAGTTGACTTCGGAGATGGATATGCGGCTGGCGATGCTAGAGTTTTAACTCTAAGTATGATTAACAGTATGATTCGTAGAATCCGCCAAAATGGTGGAAACCCGAAATGTATTCTAACAGGATATGATACTATTCAGCATATTGCTGATTTACTTCAAAGCCAAGAGAGATTTATGGATAGGAAAGAAATTGTTCCTACACATAATGGTGTAAAAGGAGTAAAAGGTGCTGAAGTTGGTTTCAGAGTTGCAACATACTTTGACATACCACTAATCCCTGCTAAAGATATGAGTACAACAGGTGCTAATACAACTAATACCCTAAGTGATATGCTGTTCTTAGATACAGACCATCTATGGCTAGCAGTTATGAAGCCTACTCAATACTTTGAGGATGGAATTACTAACGGAAACCCATTCGGTGTAGGTAAACTTGGAAACCAAGGTATGTACCGTACTATGGGTGAGACTTGCTGTTCTTTCTTCAAGGGACAGGGTAAGATTACTAACATCAAGAGTGCTTAGGTGATTTAGAATGGCATTAGCGTATTCAGTTACATTGCTTGCTGACCATAAAGGAGTTACTGCTCCTAAAGTCGTGGGTGATGAATATGTAGTAGATGCGTTGATAGATGTAACGTCAATAGTAGCGGCAGGTTCAGTTATACCTGCTTCTGCTCTTGGCCTTTCATCTATTCATTGTGTATCTATCGCAGGTTCAGACAATGCTAACGGACTATTGGCTACAGTAGAAGTATCTGCTACAGGTGCATATGAGAGTGGAACATCTTTTGCTCTCATGTTTACATCTTTAGATGGTACAAACGCTACTTTGGCTAATGACGGAAATGGCGGCTCTGTACGAGTAAGAGTATGGGGCAACCTTTAAAATAAAACATATATACCATTACAATAACGTAGTCTTATTCCCTTCTTCATTGGGGGGAATAGGATTACTATAAATGGAGGAAAAATAAAATGAGTAATGTAAGATTGAAAAGAGTGAAGCATGATGGCCCACTTCTATTAAGAAGAGGCGGTACAGTTTATCAGATTAGCCATGGTGTAGATTGTGTAGTTCCCGTAAATATTGCGGTAGGTATGCTAGGAGATGCAGGGCTAGTTGTTGAACTAACAGGTACAGATAAGGATGCTATTTCTAATTTTGGGGCTAATGAACTTAGATTAATAAAAAAAGAATTTAATCTAGAAGGTTCATCAGTAGAAGTAGCAGAATTATTATTCCCAACTAAGAAAAAATCTAAACCTAAGAAAAAGGTAGAGATTAAACCTAAAATGGTAAAGACTACTAAATTTGAAGATTTAGTTAATGCGGCTAAATCAGATTCTATGGATACTATAACCAAAAAATCTAAATCAGATTTAAAACTCTAAACCCAAGATTGATAAGGCAACCCCTTGTTTCAGTGGTTGAGGAATAGGCATGAGTGGTTGTAGTACAAGTGGAGTATTAGCGGCATCTACAGTTGTTTCAACATCAAGATGTAGACTAGTAAGTGTACACATGACTTCTACCACGAATTCTTTATTCACAATTAAAATTTGGGACAGTGCAAATAGCACTCTTTCAGGTAAAAAAGAAGTATTGCGACTTCATATGCACGCAGGTAATACTGCGGCGGCATTAGAGCAAGATTTACATGGGGCGATATTAGCACAAGGATGTTATGTCGAATTTGATGCAGGTGCGGGTAATTGTACAGTTAATTTCGCATAGATATAGGTGAGAAAAAGATGCCAAGTTTAGAAGATGATACAAGATTAGTAATGACTATTTTATTTGTTGGAGCAGTAAGTGGAGTTAACATTTACTTCTATACACGATATGGATTTATGTTTCCGTATGCAGGATATACCCATGCATTATTGTTTGGGATATTAACCATAGGGGGGATAATGATATTGAAAGCAGTATTCGATTTAACATTATTTGATAGAATAGAAGATGTACTATTACAACGGAAAATAGATGCTTATTGGGCTAGAAAACAAAAAGAAGAAGAAAACCGTAAAAGAGTTAGAGATACTATGCGACAGTATGACCAACAATATGGTAACTTCAATCCTGCCCTGAACAACCCTATGCCTCAGTTTGGTCAATCATATCAACAACCTGCTGATAACACTATAAGCCCAACATTCCTAACTATGAATGAGTGAGGTATATGGTTTCAGAATTATTAATGGGATTCGATGAATCCACATTAGCATATGATTTACAAAGAGCGCACTCTGCTGATATTTGGTTCTTAAGAACTAGATTTTTTATTTGGTCAGGTGTTGCTTGCTTTGTTAGTTTTTGTGTAGGCCATGCTTTACCATTTTGGGGTGTAAACATTTATAATGGTATTTGGAATGCTTTTGTTAATTGGTGGCATCATTTATGGTGATTAGTTATGGTGTTTAGTTATGTCGGTGATGGCGGGGTTTGTTATATTAGTAGCAGAAGGCATTGGCAAAATGTGGAACAGAATGCACGCTATTTCTTTTGGAGTTTATGGTGCAACAAAAGTTGGAAAGACTACATTACATCATCAAATGAGAACTAGAGGGGAAGTACCTGAAATTAAAAAAAGAACTGTTGGGCGAGAAAGGGCGAGTAGAAAATATATAAAATTAGACGGGGATGCACACACAGTCAAAACATCAGATATAGGAGGGGAAACAGTATATTGGTCTGAATGGGTTAATGATATGAAAACTAGAAAAGTTAAGTATGTTATATTTATGATAGACGATAGACACATGGATAAGCATTATGACATAGAACAACAATTGTGTTGGACTTTTCTAGTTGACACAATATGTTCTCCTTATTGGGATGCTATTAATAAAAAAGGTAGAAAAAAATCAGGTGATTATCCGGTGGCAGTAGGTATATGGGCTAACAAATTTGATTTATGGAAAGATAGATATGACTATGGAGATATACAAAAACACCCTATATTTGAGACATTTAAAGACGGAATGACAAAATTAAATGAAAAAGGTATCCCATGTTTCAAATATATAGTAAGTGCAAAATCAGATTCAGAAATGGTATATCGGGGAATATTAACAATGATAAAAGATTATTAGGTGATTAAATGGAAAAAAGAAATATTAAATATTATACAACGTTAAATTGTTCAATGAGTCAATTTTGTGAGTGCATTGAATGTAGAGAAATGGATGGGGTTATTCAATGAGTTTGAATTACCAACCACCTAGTTTGATTGGTGCGACTAATGCTTATGTAGAGGCTAACCCCTTTCTGCCTCCTAAAGAAATGGCTCGCGCTCCGGGTTCAATAATGCAATATGAATATAAAAGTCTTAAACCTAAAAAACAATTAAAGGAGATTATAGCAGTTCTCAAACCTGAGAGAAAAACGTTTTTGAAAATTCCATATAAGTTTGCATTTAATATGAAAGATAGGTGTGTGGTGTGTGGAACTCAAAAGCGTTGGAATGCTAATGATAGTGTTAGACCACCGATACCTTTACATAAAGTCAGGAAGGGCTACCCAATGAGAGGTACTTATTGTGATAAGCATTCACATATTCATAGGCAGTATGAAATGCTTGAGCAACAGATATTAGCGGAGGAACATGGATTATCATTTAGTGCATATGTACCTAGCATTAAATCATTAAATCCTATTTCTAGTGGGCCATTAACTTCTTTGAAGCAACAAGATATACAAAATTTATCAGCATTAGGATGGACGATAAAACCCCCGACAATGAATACTGAATCAAAAGAAGAAGAATTATTTAGATTAATAATAGAAAACAATGGAGTTAATGAGAGAATAAAAAACTTATTAACACAAGGTACAATGATACAAGAAATACAGGAGGATAGTGAATGGGTTGGTTAGGAACAAGTAATGGTGCGCTTGCAAATCAGATGACGCAGAACTCGCAAACGCAATTTAAGTCAATGAATAATTTGTTGACTTTACAAGAGAATCATGTGGAAGAATTTTTCTACTACCATGGTGAAGCATTCTTGACAGCATTTGAGCAATTATTTGAAGATGTTATTGAGAGGGTATTAGGACAGATGTTACCTAAATTAAAATTTATACAAGGTTCAGCCGGAGGGTTAGAAATACATCCTGATTCATTAAGAGACTATGAAAATATTACTGCGGCAAATATTACATTAGATTTACAAAACATATTAGGTGCGGCTATTAATAGCGAAGTTGTTATGCAAAGAAAAATGGCTAAAGAACAATATTTAGAATCTCAAGGGTTTGCATCTAGTTCAGGTTCAATGGCTCAAGGTAATCAACAAATGGGTATGAATTCACAAATGGGTATGAATCAACAGATGGGTATGAATCCAAATCAAATACAAGGCGCACCTGCTATGGGTGGAGTTAATCAACAGATGATGCAACAGCAACAGGCTATGAACAATGGTTCAGGATACCCTATCCCACCATCAGGTTATGACCAATTTAATAATCCTTATTGGATTGACCCACAAACAGGTCAACCGACATATACACCACCTCAAAGTGGATTGGGGTTAGCACAAGGAATTGGTAAAGCAGTTGCATGGGCTAAATGGTTGGCATAATTATGGTGAGTACATGGCAGATAGATTATTTATTGAAGATGATAATAGCCCAACACAATCAGATATAGTTTTAGAACCGGAGTATCTAAAATTTGGTCATGTAAGACTTATTGAGAATGTTAAAATATATGAAAATTTAGTTAGTTATTTGTTTCATGAGATACAGTCTAACAATGAAAAAATGAATAATTTAGATGATATAGTTTATGATATGTTGAACAAATCTAAATTTAACGACTTAGATATTAGTTCTTCAGAAATTGATTTGGGAAATCCAAATAGACCATATTATTCAGAAGAAGATTATAGAGAATATATTAAAAAATTCTTAGAAGTCATGGAAGCCCAAAATTTAGTATCTTTAATTGCTGATTTAAAGTCTAGAAATATTTTAACGGATGTTGAATTAATTAGTAAATCTACTAAAGAGAGAATGCAAGATATTAAATTTAGAGTTAAAGATTTATCTAATAAAAGTAGAGTAGATAGAGTTGTGAATTACACTTTAGAGCCTGAAGACTCTGATAATAGTACTTTAGATTCATTTCTTTCAGGTAAGCCTATGATGGATTCTAGTTTAGAAGATTACGTTAGCATAGGGAATAAATTAACATTTAATTCTGATAAATATATTCAAACAATGTTAATAGATGCTAATTTAATGTCACGTAAGAAAAATTCAGAAGGTAAATTAGTTCTTACATTAAAATCTGGAAAAAGAACAATAATTAGTGGGAAAGAAACTAAAGAAGTTACAGGTAAATCTGGTATCATTCATGCTATGCGTGTAGAAGTTAATGAGGCCGGTGATGATTCATATGTTTTCTATGGCTTAGGAGAAGATAAATCTTTTACTAGTTTAGACGAAGCAAAGGCGCATTGGGATACTATTGATAGTGTAACAGTAAAGTCATTGGACTTAAATAAACCAATTACCAACCCACTTAAAGATAGTATTATGAGTTTTATAACACCTGATGGTGGCAAATTAAAAACAGGCGAATTAAGTATAACATTTAAGAAGGCTAAATTATCTGATAATGATATTTCATCAATATTAGGTGACGCACCATCATCTGAAATAAAAGATAATGCTAAAGACTTATTAGAAGCCGTTAGAGATAGAAAAAAAGTATTAGCGGCACAAGCATCAATTAGAGATAAAGCAAATGCTTCAATCTCAATTGGAGAAAATGATACATTGATTATTGAGTCAGATGAAGGTGATGAAGATGTTGTTAATATAGATTCTGAAAGAGATATTTTAGAAGATATTATAGAAATGTATGGTGCAAGTTTCATTGATGCCTCTATAAATAAAGAGGGTCAAGAGTTTATAACATGGTATAAGACACCTAAGAAGAGAATGGTATCGGATGAAGGTAAATTAGGAACAAAAGAAATTTCAGATGCAGGTAAATTAAAAATAACTAGTAATGTTTTTCCTGTAATTAAAATTACTGAATTGGAAAAAACATATAACACCCAATATGATTTTAATGTGAATAAAACCTTTTTATCACCCGAACGTCGTTCTAGAAAGATTATTGAATCGGGTGGTAAAAAACTAATAACATCTGATGAAGGTGACTCAAAAGGAGAATATCAAATGAAAGATATAGGTATGATAAATAGATTGAAAGCAACATATAGAAATTTAGAAAGGATGGTGGATAGATTTTGATTTGGGGTGAATTAAATGAGTAAAGCATCATCACCAAGTGATTTCACCAATATTGATGTTAACTATAACATAGGTTTTGGTTATTATACTACACATACCGATATTTCTAATTTATTACAAATTAGCGCATTCACTGATGGTACTACTCCTAATAGAGCAGAAGTAGGTAAAATAATTAAAAGAGTAGAAGATAGAATAGATGATACAGTTGGTCATCCTTTCAGACCAATAATATATAAAGATGAAGTACATAATTTTGAGTTTTTCAAAAATTCAATGTACCCTGTACAATTGTATAAAGATTATGTTGGGTTTATACAATTAGAACGACCTAAGATTATGAAAATAGTTAGATTAGAAGTATGGCAAGGTAATAGTTACATTGATTTGGCTTCTGCTACTGCTTCATTTTCACCACCCGCTACAGGCTCAGGATATAATTTAACTTTAGGAGTAGGTAATTTTTCTTTTGTGTTAACAGAAGGCGTACATTTCTTTGGTTCTTTTGGTAAAAAGACTACTGCTAGCCAAGTAGTAGATGCAATCAATGAAGTATTTCCACAAAAGACAGCACAATTTACAGGAGAAGTTGCTCCTAAATCTAAAACTGCTACTAGTGCCGGATTAACTAGAAATATATCTGATTTCTTTTATGCGTCTACTGATACAGAAGATAGTAGTAAAGTAATTATTTCTTCTTTATTGCCCGGTGATGATGGTTCAGATTGCACCATAACTTCAAGTGCAGGTAGTAAAACTAATTTTACTGATAATCAAGACCAAAGAAGATTAGGAGATTATTGGACTATTGATTCAGAAGGTAAAATATTCTTCTTACAAAATTATCCTTATGTTCAGAATCATTCTTGTAGAGTAACATATGTGAGTGGAGATTCTAGAGTTCCCGGAGTTATACATGATGCCGCCACTAAGTTAGTTGCCGCCGAGATAATACGACATGATGATAATTCAATATTAATTGCAGAAACAGGTTCTAATATTGACCTTAAAACTAAACATGATATATTAGTTAAGGAAGCCGAAGCAACTCTAAACGGTAAAAAAATAGTAATTTATAGTTTGTGATATTATGGAACAGTTAATGGCTAGATTTAATCAGATTTTAGAAATCCAAAAACAAAGAAATCTTTTATTAAAAGAAATAGAAGATGACTTAGGTTTCGATATGAGTTTTTCAGAAGAAGATACTCTAAAAAATGCTATGGATATATTTCAAAAAGAGTTAGAGAAAGAAATTGCTAAAGAGGTTTCATCATGGATGAAGTGACATTCATTATCACATTATTACAAGATAGATGGAGTTCTGCTATTGCGGCATTGCGAAGTGCAGGTGCAATATCTTCATCCCATATGGAGACTCCAAGATTTATTGATGTTCGGTCTATTGCTTCCAATGAAGGAAGAAGAGTTGATATTGATTCTCAATCAGTAATAGTTGTTTTTGAAGATAGTAATAGTACAGATTACCCTACCATAGATTATTCTGTTAGAAATGAAACTTATACATTTACGTTACATTTGAGAGTATTGCATCGTAGGGATTTTGCCGAGTTAACGACTTCTAGAGAAAGACTACAGCAATTATATAAAACTGCACGATATATTATAGAGACTAATGGGCTTCGACCAACCGTATATGTTGGTGGTGGAACATCGGGAACAGTAGCAGAAAGTGCAGAGTTGATTAAATTAACAGGAAGGAGTGAAGCCAATGATAGAGGAAAAAGGTTATTAGGATACAAACTTTCCATTGAGTTAAAGCGGTTCGCTAGAAGCATCTAAGGTGATAAAAAATGAGTAATGAAGTATATGTCGGTAGCGGCACACAAGCAACTATGATACCTGAAAGCACTATTTTATTGGGTCATACAGGCGATAGTTCAGC